CCAACACCGATTGAGAGTCTCGAATTCATTCTTGAGTTCACTACGAGTGGGTTTGCTTCCCTCACCGACTAACCGAAAGGATTAAAACTATGCCCGATATTTCTACAAATTTAGAAGACTATAGATGCTGGATCAAGGGCCAGAGACTTCCGTCCCTGGTAGATCTAACCTTACCTAAAATCTCCAACGTGAAAGTTGAGTTTAGAGGTTCTGGTCATCTTGGCACAACTAACTATAATGCTCGAAACCGATTTGAATCCATGACAGTCGGCCTAACGTTTCAGACATTTCGCAAAGAGTGCGTTCAACTGTTGAGTCAAGACGGAGCTTCGCTGGATTGTCGTGCCGCGATCCAACACAAAAAGGGAGGGGCCACAGGCCTTTATGTCGTGCCTGAGCAAATTCTAATTGAAGGACTTCCACAGGAATTTGATCTAGGCAAATGGACTTCCGGGGAAAAACAGGAAGTGACTGTTCAATTGGAGGCGACTGCCATACAAGTGATCTGGAACAAGGAGAAGGTTATTCATATAGACAAAGAACGTGGTATCGACATCATCGATGGTGTGGACCAAATGACTGACACGCGAGCTGCTATAGGCTTGTCGTAATTTCCACCGCGCAAAACACGGGAGCGTCCGGCTGAAGTGATCCCGGACGCTCTCTTTTTGTTGACACCCGCCTAGTTCATATGAAAAAAGACGCGGTTACTACCCTTAAATTGAGAACTCCTATCCTGATTAATGGCACGGAGACTAAAGAACTAACATTTGATTTCGGTTTGCTCAAAACTCGGCACTCGATCGAGGCTGAATTGTTTGCTAGACGCGAATTTGGCGATGTGACTAGCACAGCGATTGGTATGGCTATGGCAGCGTTTGCTGCTGGTGCGGTTCCTAATGACCTCATGGAGTTGTCTCTTCTCGATGGGAATGCTGTCGCTGCCCTTTTTGCTGAAGCTCAAAAAAAATAGGGTTCCCATTCGACAAGTCGCTTGCTAAAACGATACGGCGAACAGCAGCCGCAATGTCATCTCACACGAGCACACCAGTTGATCACTGGTTGGATATGACATTGAGCGAGTTTGTTGAGTGGGCTGTGGTGCTCGGGGAAATGGTCAGAGAAAGCAGAGTGAAAAAATAGATGGCTGCGAGAACTTATGTAACCATGTTCGAGGTGGGAGGGAAGCTGCAAGGCAGCTTCCACTCATCGTTCGAATCCGCCGGTAAGCAGTTCAAGGTTTTAGAGAGCAAATCTGCGCATGCTGCCAAGGAGATCCGCCACTCATTCGATCAGCTAGGCCACTCGATTCATAAGGCTTTTGCACCTCTACATAAGTTAGCTCATCTAACTGGAATCGGAGCCGTCGTTGGTGGCGCTATCACGGCATTTGAAGGCGCTAGGCTTCTAGAGGGTGGGTTCGAGATTCACGCTGAACGTGAGGTGTTGCAGAACCAGATGCGCGCTGTCCTTGCGTCTAAGCACCGTGAGGGTCAGTTAGGAGAAATAGACAGCATGGTTCGGCGTTTCAGCGACAACGAAGCGCCAATCAAGTATGAGCCGGCAATGGAGGCGATCAACCGGCTTTTGTCGGCTAACATGGATAAGTTTAAGACGCCGGAATCACTGCACACAATACTCGGAAACATTGCTGATCTTTCGAAGGACGAAAACTCGTTTGAACATGTGATGGACGCTTACGTGAAAATGCAGTCCATGCACAAGGTCGACCGCATGCATTTGCAACAGATGGACTTGCAGTCAGGTTTTTCTGTTTCGTCGCAAATGGCAAAGGCCGCCGGAATGAAGCCCGAAGAGTTTACGTCAGCAATGTCCAAACACCAGATTTCACAGGACAAGCTACTAACACTTCTGGATAAATCGATTGCTCAACTCACTGGGGAGGGTGGGCCGGCTTACCGACACTCCAAGGAGCAGATGAAGGGGCTGAAAGGGATCTACGCTCAAATGGAGGAACGCTTTAGAGATTTCAATGATGCCATTGGGACCCTTGAAGAAGCGTTCATTTATCCGATTGCAAAATCATTTTTTGAGTTCGTTGGACCCAATGAATTAAAACATCTTTTTGATCCTATTATTCCGCAGGTAAAGCAGATTGGGAATAGCCTGCGGATGTCTTTTAATTTCCTTGAAGACACCGGTAGGTTTGAGAAAACAGGCAAACGGTTTCGAGAGATTTTTGGCGTGTTCTTCGGTGATTTCAAGGTGAATGATCCGTGGGATTTCGTGGCTACTGCAACTGATGTCTGGGACAAATTCAATGTAAAGTTGTTAGACGTTAAGAACTCCTTGATATGGGTTCGGGATAATTTTGAGGAAGTTGGAAAGTGGGCGAAAATCGCTGGTGAAGCGCTCGTTGGTTGGGCAGCGGTGTCCGTGGTGAAAAATATTTTGGGGATCACATCTGCTTTAGCCGGAGCGGCCTTCTTTGGGTGGAGCTTCACTTTCTCACTGTTAGCTAACCCGATCACATGGGTTGTCGCAGGAGTTGTGGCGTTGGGAGTAGCAGTGTGGGCCGTAGCCACACATTGGGAGGACGTAAAAAAATATGCTGGAATGGCTTGGGATTGGATTACGGAAAAATGGGGGCAGTTTTCCCCCTGGCTTGCGGGTGTACTGAAGCCCGTCACTGACTTTTTTGCACCATTGAGCAAGCAGGTAGGAAAGATGTTTGGAAAGCTGAAGGAGATCGGAAAGGATCTAGCGCCAATTTTTAGGGATATCTTTGGATGGATAGTAGAATATAATTGGCAGAAAATGCAGGAGACTTGGGAAGTGTTGAAGACTGTATTTAGAGCCATTGGATTTATTTTTGAAAAAGTGATCATGCCTTCCCTGAAATGGTTAGCAGGTTCTTGGGTTGATAGTATGGCCCAGGGTTTCAGGGAGCTGAAGGTGGTATTGGATGGCATCAAGGTGGTCACAGGCGGTATTAGATCACTGTGGGATAAAATTTTCCATGGAGAAGATTCAGTTAAGGGTAATCTGGGAATAACCGAGCCTTTTGTTCCAATCACTGATAAACAGAGAGCCGAGGGTTTGCAGTTTGGTTATGCACCTCGTGCACTCGGCGGTATATTTAACACTCCACACCTTGGGTTAGTCGCTGAAGCTGGACCTGAAGCGATCATTCCGCTCAACAGATCGAGCCGAAGTCTCAGACTTCTAGAGAGCGCAGCTGAAGCTATGGGGTTGGGGAGTGGATCAGGCAGCGGCTCGCATGGGAGTTCTTCGTTCCATATTCCAGTATCAATCACAATCAATGGCAACGCTGATGCTGAAACTGTTAGAGAGGCCGGTATGCGTGTTGCACAATCGATCCGTGACGAGGTTTTGGCGCTGTTCGAGGGTTACCGAGAGACACGGCTCGCATGAAGACTTACACAACTGTACAGGGCGACCGATGGGATATCATCTCTCTTAAGGTCTATGGGACTGAACTAAAAATGGACGTGCTCATTGACGCGAATTTTGTGCATAGGAGCACGTCTATCTTTTGCGCTGGCGTTGTCCTGGATGCGCCAGACGTGGACACCACACAGTTATTCGACGATCTACCACCCTGGAAAAAAGGAGGTTATGTCAAATGAACTTCGAGTTGCCTAACATTACAAATTCCTCGATGCGTAGCGCTCGCGCATCGGTGGCGTATGAAGGCAAGGACATCAGCGAGGAGGTTTCTGCCGATCTGATTGATTTGAGCGTGACAGACAATATGTCCGAGCACGCCGATGAGGTTACTATTCGGCTTCAGGACACTTCTGGGAAATGGATTAATAATTGGATGCCAGATCAGGGAGGTACCCTGCATGTTAAACTGTTCGCCGACAATTGGAATGAACCAGGAACACAATTTATCGATTGCGGCACTTTCTATATTAACAGCATCCGTTTCTCTGGACCACCGCGTACAGTGAGTATCAAGGCTGTTAGTCTGCCAGTTAAAGGGTCGTTGAAATGGCAGAAGAACAGCAAGGCTTGGGAGAAGACTAGCCTGAAACAGATCGCCACTGAGATCGCGAGCAAGAACGGATTCTCCGTTCAATGGGAAGCCAAAGAGAGTCCGATGTACGATCGTGTTGAGCAAAATGAGAAGACCGACATCGGGTTTCTGAGTGAACTAACTCTCAATGCTGGAATTGCAATGAAGATTGCGGACAGAAAAATCATTCTGTTTGATGAGAAAGAGTATGAGGCCAAAAAGCCAAAAGGCACGATCACTTTAAATGACGGCATTTTGCGTTACGATTTTGAGTGGAACTCGAATGACATCTATAAAAGCTGTGAAGTTAGTTACCACAACCCCGACACTGGCAAGACTGCCAAATACACGCTCACACCGGCGGAGCGTCGCTATTTAGATTCATGCCTAAAGCACAATGTGAAGCTAGATTACGATCTGTTCAGGATTAACCGAAATCCGATTGTCTAACATGAAAGAGAATGGAGCTTTAGATTATCTAGACAGAACCTCCTCAAGCGAAGCTCATGCTAGGCAACGTGCTGAGAAACGGCTTCGTCACAAGAACAAAAAGGAGCGCCACTGTAAAAAACTGACGCTTCCCTTAGATCTTAAAAAATGTGCAGGCGACACCTACACCCTTGATGAGACTTTCGGAAAGTTCTCTGGCAAATGGATCATCACGAAGGTTGAACATAGGATTGGCCAAGGAGCGGTCACCAACCTCACACTGCGAAGAACTCTCAAAGGCTATTGACAATCAAGCATCATTTGATGCTCGACTTTTTAGACGTTAACGACAGCGACTTTCGACAGTCTCACAAAGTGGGATTTGTTTGTGCTCGAAGGGCCCATCCGGAAGAAGGCCCCCAAGTCCGCGTTAGTCAGACAGATAAAGACGATCTGATTTCAGACTGGTTAGCGGTTATCCAAAAAAGCACGATCGGAACCCGAGATTTTTGGTTGCCTCAGTTGGGCGAGCAGGTGCTTTTCTCGACGCTCCCCAATGGAACGAGCAAGGGATTTGTGCACGGCTCCTTCTACTCAAGAGGCACCCCGCCACCGACCACCAGCGAGGATGCCCGTCACACAACTTTTGCGGATGGCACTGTGATCGAATTTGATTCGTCTAACAGTATCTTCACAATTGATTCTAAAGGCCCGTTGGATCTCAAAACCAAGGGACCAGTCAAGCTGACCAGCGAGGGTGACGTTGAACTAACAACGCAAGGCAATCTCAGCGCAAAGGTGACTGGTGCGGCAACCGTCGAGGCTCCTAACATCAGGCTAAAGGGTAACATTGAAATCACTGGAAGTCTAACTGTCGGAGGCGATTTAACAGCGGAAGGTGCTATGTTCAACCATGACATTCTGGTCAATGGAAATGGCACAGCGACCGGCGTTTGGAAAGACTCAACTGGTTCAGGAGTTGGATCGTGATCGGAACATTTGCTGGACTTATTTTTGGGGCGTATCCAAATGGAAGCATTATTACGTTTGCCGATTTCAAGAAGAAAGTCGCCAGCCGTTTCCATGAGCATGAAATCCTTGGCCAGAAACCAAAGTTGGAATATCTCGGTCCTAAACTGGACGAGATCACGTTCACGATGGCGTTCAATGTTGCCTGGGGAGCTAGTCCGGTGATCATGCTTCCTTTGCTCGAAAACTACGTACGCAAGTGCACAGTCGCACCCTTGATCATCGGAATTAGCGCAATCGCTCTTGGTAACTCTCAATACGTCATCAAAAGCTTGGGCGAGGATCATCATTTCACCAACATGTGGGGACAGGTTGAGGGGGCGTCAGTTCAAGTCACCATGAGTGAGTACGACGGACCGATTCAGCCGGGATTGTTGACTCGTTTGATCCCACGGAGCCTGTTTAAATGAGCGCGTTCACGGATTCGATGATTGAGGTCGATGGCGAAACGTTCAGCGCTGCGGAGCTAGCTGGAATGGACTGGGACTCTACGGGAATAAAAGAGGTGCTGCATAACATCGTGGCTATCCTCACAACAGAAATTGGAACTGTTCCACTCGATCGAAATTTCGGTCTGGATGATTCGATTATTGACTTGCCGATTAACCTGGCCATCCCATTCATGCGCCAGGAAATTTTCCTTAAGATCCATCATTACGAACCTCGGGCGCAGATCCATGCCATTCGGTTCGAGGGCAATCCAGCACAAGGTAATCTCAAGCCGGTTCTGTCGGTGAGCATCGCCAATTGACACTGGGACGTATCTCGATGTTCGAGAACGTCCCTAATTTCACATTTGTCGAAAAGGACCCCGCCACGATCCGCGCGGAAATCATCCGTGGTTATGAGACGGCTTATTTAGCTGACACTGGCCAAGCCATCACCCTAGCGGCTGGCAACAAAAGGCGTCTCTATCTGCTAGCTCAAGCCGAACGCGAAATTCAGTTGAGAGCTTTAATTGATGCGACTGGAAAGAGTTACTTCCTTAAATATGCTCAGGGAGATTTGCTGGACTTATATGGCTCCAACTACGGAGAACGTGGAGCACGGCTTCAAGAGAGCTACGCAACCACAACGATCCGATTCACTCTTGAGGTAGCAACAACCAGCGGGAGCATCGTACCAGCGGGGACCAAGGTTGCGGCAGCTAATGGAATCACATTCACCACCACAGCTAGCGCCATCATTCCTCCTGGTGAATTGACTGGTGATGCTCCGGCTATGAGTAATACGGCAGGATCTTTGGCGAACAATCTTTTACCAGGTCAGATTAATCAGTTAGTTCAGTGGGACAATTCTTTTGTCGTTCGTGCATCGAACATCACCGAGAGCGACGGCGGTGTAGACAAAGAGGCCGACGAACCTTACCGTTTTCGACTCTGGCTTTTGCCGGATAGTTTTTCTGTCACAGGGCCAGTAAACAGCTATATATTTTTCGCTCGATCGGCTTCCCAAGAGATCATCGATCTTTCGGTTTATTCAAAAGAGGAGTTACAAGGTTCTGATTACGCCGGCCAAGTTGGGATTGTTGCGCTGTGCAAAGGCGGAACTCTACCAACTCCTGAGATCATCCAGAAAGTCCAGTCGGCTTGCGACCACAAAAGACGCAGACCAATCGCTATACAAGTCATTGTTGAGTCTCCTCAGGTTGTTAGTTACGACATTGATCTGACCTACTACATTTCCAGTAAGGACGCTTCGTCCGTCGCTAGCATCCAAAAAGCCGTTGAACGCGCTGTGGCTGATTACGCCCTTTGGCAGCGGTCCAAAATTGGACGTGACATCAATGACGACGAGCTTCTAGCACGCGTCAAAGCGGCTGGGGCTAAACGCATGACGTTAGTCTCTCCACGCTTTCAGGCGCTCAATTCCCAGCAGGTGGGCATTGCTGACAAAATCTCAATCACATTCGGCGCTTTGGAGGACGAATGATTAGCCACTCTGAGCTAGATATACGATCCGTCCGTTTAATTGATGTCACTCCCTCTAGCATCGCAGACAATGCAGAGGTTAGAGCGGCGAGTGCCGCGATCGATGCTGGATTCTTCTCGGTCATCGATGACATGCGTCAGATCATCATTCTGCCCATCATCGACGAATTGCCTGAACATTTGGTCGACGCACTAGCTGTTATGCGAAAAGTTGATTTCTATGACCAGACATTGCCATTAGAAACCAAACGCCTACTGGTCAAAAAAAGCATTGACTGGAAAACTCGCACAGGCACGCCTTCAGTCATTGAGGAGCTGGTGAACGAGGTGTTTACCTACGCAGAGGTGCTAGAAAATTGGGCGTACGGTGGTCAACCCTTTCACTTTAAGGTAGTGATCCAAGACAAGAATTTTGACCCTGCTAAAGTCGCCCAACTCATCAAAGCAATTCATGCTTACAAGGCTGTCCACGCCGTCTTTGATGGGATCGACCGATTTGCTAACATTCTCCACAAAATGTTCTTCGGTGTTGCTATGGGCCGCAATCGGCGACAGGTGATCCAATTCACTCACCCACAGGTTGTCAAAGAGGAATAATGTATGGGCGATTTTTCTAAATCCACTATCACGATTTCTGGGGAAGCGCTGGAAAACAGAGCGAAGCAACTTCAGAAGGCGATTAAGTTTGATAGAGTTGTTACGGGTGACGGATGGCTGCTTAAGGAGGGCCAGGATCTAGCATCGCTTACGGAACTGATTCATGACGTTCAGGACTACGAGCTTGGGAGCGCTAACACTCTAGTTAACAACCAAACCACACTTCGCTTCACGATTGATTCATCCCAAGTTAAGCAGACTTACCAGCTCCGAGAAGTTGGGGTCGTGGCCTACATTGAAGATGATCCAACGACTCTCACTCTGTTCTGCGTAGCCAATGCCGGAGACACAGCTGACACAATAGTTCCGTCCCATGATGGGTCGTCAGCGACTCGTGATCAGTATACAATTGTTCTCAAAGCTTCCCGCAAGGCTAAGATGACGGCGAAGATCGTCATCGAAGACCAAATCCCACTCCACGCAGATACACACCTCTCGGACGGTGTTGACCCAATCCCAACTGTTACCTCCGTACGGGATGGGCTCGCGCCTGTCGGACCGAATGACCCTAATCTTGTTCTAGTTGGCAGTAACCCTCCTCATTGGAGGACTGTCCCACTGGCTGACAGGACTACTCCGGGAGGTATTCCTCCGCTCGATGGATATCCGAAACATTATCTGGCAGGCAACGGTAGGTGGTATAGAACGACACCGTTTCTTGTGCATGACACAAAATTGTATGTTGACCCAGATAACAGCGAAGTTTGGCCCAGATTCTCCACGCTGGCAAGAGCGCTAGAATACCTGAGTGGTGAGAATATTTCCGCTGGCGTGACTGTCACAGTTGTATTGGCCGACGGTACCCACAAAATAGATGACGTAATTAAATTCGACCACCCACAAGCTGAACAGGTTAAGATTGTTGGAGCTAGCCCAAAACAGCGAATTGCTTTCACGGAAATTAAAGAGGACGGTGACGATCTGATCCTTAGAGTTGAGTCGGTCAAAGGACTGTCAGTCGGGATGAGCATCATTATCCAGGGAGAGGGTCAGTTCTGGAATTATCACCCTGGTGGACACACCATTAAACACATCGAATATCCACATGTTAGGGTGTCACGGTCTTTGAGGAATCAGCCTCCGTGGTATGGAGAACACAAGGGATTATCGGCCAATCTATTTTTTTACAGAACTAAGGTGGACTGCCCAAATAGTGGGTTGTCCCTACCTAACGGATTAGGCCATTTGTCACACATGTCTATGCACGGTCATTGGGTGCCGAGTCTCATTACGAGTGACGAACCTGTTTTTGAGCACATCGGCGTGTCTACATATGGCAGAGCATTTTTCTCCGACTTAATTACGAGTGGTTTCGGTAGAGGAATTAACGTCCGATATCACCATTTCGATCTCAATTTTGTAACTGCTTACGAGTGTGGTGATGGAATTTTGGTGGACATCGGATCGTCTGTAACCTCGACTGGTAACGTATATTGCAACGGGAACCTAATGACAGGTTTAGGATTGCATCAATCCAATGGGCATCTGGGTGGGTCATGGGATTACGAGTATGGGGGAAAAACGTTCCTCCGTGGTAATGGCTTCGGTCTGACTTGTAGAAGTGACTCACATATTTGGTTGGATGATGTAACAGCCCAATTTAACTATATGGCTGGTATACAGGCCTTAGAGCATGGAGGTATCACGGTGGGCCGGTGGAAAGCGGGATGTTGGATTAATGCTAACACCATCGATTTGTTTGCTGCGGATGGTGGCTTCATTAGAGGGCGTAGTCATGGAGGTTATCTGGGTGGTTGTAATCCATCCAACAGGATGGTTGGAAACGATAATGCTTATATAGCAATAGATAACAATTGAGCTATGACTAAAGACGAAGCATTAAAACTCAAGCCGGGGGACAAGATCAAAAAAACTCAGACCGGGGAAATCTATGAATTCCTAGAGTTTGTGACTTATGGTCTTGAACCTCCAATAGGCAACGGCCCAGTACTCTATGCCAAGCTACTCGACCCAGACGGCAGAATTGGGTTCCTACAACCCCGAGACATGGGACTATTTGAGCTCGTGAAGGACGATTAATATGTGGCTAGCAGCATTCCATCAGATTCAGGAAGGCTGGCGACAGTATGCGCACAATACGGTTGCGAACACTATTGTAGGGCTAGCCGGCTGTGCTGTGGCTATTCTCTCGCCGGTGTATGAAGCAATTGATTTCTGGTTGGATAGAGGTGCAAAGACTTTAGGTGTTTTAGTTGCAGTCTTATCCGCAGTTAACCTCAGCTTGACTATTTATCAAAAGTTAAGGCGCAAACGAGATTGACATTCCGCCATGTTACATGGCGTTAGATATTTTTTCATTGCTGAGCGGAGGTCTTCTCGAAAAGGCCAAAGATTTGTCCAGAGTATTTTTCCAGGACAAAACTAAACAGCTAGAGTTTGAGGCGGAGAACAAAAAGTTGCTGGCCCTAGCGGCTGAAGCTGGCTACTCCCGTGCTCACGAGGAGAAAATGGCTGAGATCGAGCTACTCAAAGCCCAGATTGAAGCTAACAAAATTCAAGCGTTCTCGACTAACATTTTCGTGGCTGGTGCACGTCCTGCCGCGATGTGGGTGTGTGTTCTGGGGTTAATTTATAATTTCCTAGGTTACCCTTTTATTCGCTGGCTGAATGCCATGTTTGAGTGGACTGACGCTCCTCCCGAGCTAGACGGCAGTACTCTCACATGGTTAGTTGCTGGACTATTCGGATTAACAGCTGCACGCACCTACGAAAAGCACAAAAGGGTTGCCACATCCGATTTCAGGAGTCATCCCGACGATCCGCACGTTCCTCGTGCTCTCCCAGTTGAGAAATCCCCAAAATAGTTAGCCCTCCATCCCTAGCGGACACTGGGGGGCTGGATCTAGTCGACGCTAAGAAAGGTCTCATTCTGGGCGTGTTGAAAGCGGCTGAGACTGGCACAGCGTCGGGCGATTACTCGCTTGTGACTGTCCTAGCAGACGGAAAAGGTGGTAGGCGACAAGTCACACTGGGAATTCAATTTGATGAAGCATCTGGCGATCTGGGGAGGGTTCTAGATCTGTACGCCAAAAATGGTGGGAGACACGCTCAGGAATTGAGTCGCTACCGACAGTTGATAGATACTGGTGACAACACATCCACTGTCCTAGCCAAAAATAATACGTTCAAGGCGCTGCTCAAGAGAGCCGGCAGTGACCCAGTGATGCAGGCAGTTCAGGATAACATTTTCGCTTCTGAGACATGGGACCCCGCTCAGCGGTGGTTCACCGAGAATGGTTTCACACTTCCGCTATCCATGCTCGTCATCGCCGATTCATTTTTGCAAAGCGGATTGATGCTTCAATTCTTGCGCAACAGGTTTAGAGAAGTCCCACCGGCTCAAGGAGGACGTGAAAAAGTGTTCATCACAGACTACACGTACGTTAGAAACAACTGGCTCTCCGATCATCCGAATCGAGCAATCCATAACTCAGCCTACCGCACCAGATGCTACCTGGCGCAAATCAACTCAGAGAATTGGAATTTAGATAGCCTGCCAATTGTGATGAACGGTGTGAAGGTGGTATGACACGTTGATTCTTCGATCGAAACTTTGATCCCTTTTCACGCCCCCCAGTAATGTGCTGGTGATACGCACAATTGGGCTATCGATCATTACGTATTCGTGTCTGCCTCACCAGTTAAAGCTCTGGACAGGCTTTCTCCGCCCAACTGCTAAACCTTGTATGGACCGATTCTCAATGGGCTTAATCGTTGGGGTAAAACATCATTGAGAACATGTCCTCAAGAATCGATGTCAAATCCTAAATCGATCTAAATCGATCTATTAGTTATCTAAATCTGTCTAAAACTGTCTGCCCCGATTTTCTCATTTTTGCGATGTTAGCCTCACGCGTGCGAAAAAACCGACTCAAAAAAGTCCTGCAATCGATCGTGCTGCTCCTGCTGCTCCTGGTCATAAGCTCCAATCTGCTTGCTTCAAGCTACTCTCGAACTGCCGGCGGCTCTTGGGATGACTGGGGATGGAGTGCCGATTGGATCCCGCCCTGGTCATTTCCCATTGGCCAGGCCATTGCTCTTGGGCTCGGTGTCGGAGCCGTCATGGATCTAAAGGCCGCCTGGAAGGCGTACAGACTGCGCGGCATCACCCAAGCAAGATTCGCAGAGTGGTTGAACGCGCTGAGAGCCGAATATGGGCGTGTAACAGAGAGCTTATTTCTGATGAACCCTGAGCTCGGCCGAATATTTTCGCAATTTGAAAATATAATGATGAACAGCTTAGTATATAAGCAACTTTTTCAAAGTGGTCTCCTCAAATCGTTGGGCGGATTCCTCGGGTTTCTTGACCGCAACGTCTTGGGTTTTAGCACACCTAATTTCTTTCAATTTTTACCCGATTCCACGCGATCAGGAGTCGATAATTTTCAGTTAGGATGGTCCAAGACAGCAGGTCCATGGCTGTATTACTTCACATGGTGGTTGCTGGGAACTCCAGGCGGTATGTTTGATGATATAACCCTGTTCAATGAAGGAACTGATCCACAAAACTTTAACCTAAATGGTGATCGTACTCTTAACGGGCTAAACGTTGTCGGCAATTCTTGGACTCTCTCCGGAGGTACCCTTACTTTGCGTACAGCATATCCAACTGGCATAGGTATGCTCAGGTACAGCGGACCCCAAACCCTCACCTTTGAAACACCTCTGGATCTCCCACAAGGCTTGGCGATAAGTGTCCCTGATCAAGCTGGAACCGTAAGGTTTCTAGGCGAGGTCAATCTATGGAATACTTTGTTGAAAACCGGGTACGGCACCCTTTTAATGGAGGCACCTCTCCACGTCAACAAAGGCTGGTTTGACGGCTTCTTTGACCCCCTAAATCGTTGGACTGGAAAAAGAAGCCCTCGTCTGATTCTTGAGGAAGGAACTCTGGGTATTGCGCCCGCCAGTTTGGTGGGTAATCAGCTTGATTTCTTTGTTAGAGACGATTCAAGACTCTTTGCGCTCAATGGTGATATCAATATCCCCTGGGATCTATTCATTGGCCGGAACGCCCATCTTGACGTCATTGATAATCCAAATGATCCAACAAACCCTCACAATATTACTTTCTCGGGCGATAAATATGATCGTGGCACCATTAACCAACTCAGCCACGGTGATCTAATCTTTGAAGGGACAGATCACTTCGAAGGGACTATCAACACCTACAACGGGTACGGTCGACTCGTCCTCAATGGCGACACGGGTGCCAATATCCAAATGAATGGCGGTGAAATTGCAGGGATAGGTGGAACCCGAGGCGATCTCACTGCTAGGAACGGAGCGATCATAAGCCCTGGCGACAATGGTAGGTTTGGAACACTCACTTTCGGAAACGTGGATCTCGATCCAAGTACAATCCTGAATTTTAAGCTTGGTCTGCCCTATGCGATCGGGCACGGAATCAATGACCTTATTCAGGTTAACGGGAATCTCACCCTAGCAGGGAACTTAAATATATACGCAGCCCCTGGATTTGGGGACGGCGCCTATTGGCTGTTCAACTACACCGGTACCTTGACTTATAATGGTCTTAATATCCTTTCTGTGCCCGATGGGTTCGAGTACTACGTACAAACCGCATACCCCGGACAAATAAACCTTATTGTCGCTGAAGAAGAGGCCAATACAGATCCGCAGCCAGAGCCAAAGCCAGATCCAAAGCCAGAACCTAAGCCAGAACCTAAGCCAGAACCTAAGCCAGATCCAAAGCCAGATCCAAAGCCAGATCCAAAGCCAGATCCAAAGCCAGAACCTAAGCCAGAACCTAAGCCAGAACCTAAGCCAGAACCTAAGCCAGATCCTAAGCCAGATCCTAAGCCAGAACCTAAGCCAGATCCTAAGCCAGAGAATCCAAAGCAACCGGAGGACAATCCTCCTGAGAAACCTGACTCTGGGACACCCGGCGGTATATTCTCCAAATTCCAGTTCTGGGATGGGAATCGTACAACTGCAGACGGTACAATTCTGGGTGGAGACGGCGTTTGGAATAACACTGACGCTACCTGGAGCAGTATCGATGGCTTAAGCAAAAAAAGATGGAACGGTTACAGAGCTGTCTTCGGCGGTAACAACGGCGGTAGAATCGACGTGCAAGAAAACGTCTCTTTCCGTAAAATAGACTTCATTGCTGATGACTACACGATCTACTCCTCAAATAACAGCAAGCTCCTAGCCAATGACTCTGCTACCATTAAAGTGGATAGCACCTATCAAGCGGATATCTCAGCTGAAATCACCGGCAACGGTTCAATCACAAAGAGAGGATCCGGAACATTGGTTTTATCCTATGACAATAGCTACACGGGAGGCACCGTTCTTGAGGAAGGAATTTTAATTGCCAATACACGTAACGCTCTATCAAGTGGCTCAGTCACACTAGAAGGTGGCCTCCTAGGCTTCGGTAACACCCAGACACTAGAGGTTGGAAGTTACACCCAGAATCAAGACGCTACCCTCGCTTTACGGGTTAATAGTCCAACGAACTATGATCAGTTGGTGGTCAATGGAAGTGCTAATCTAGGAGGAACACTTCTTATAGATGGTAAACCTTCCAACTTCGGCAAGAAGATGCCCCTGATCACCACTGAAGGCTTGAACGGGAGGTTTGACGACATCCAATTCACTCAGACAAGCCTAAAAGAGCTGTCTGCCAATTACGATGATGGCAAAAACGTCTATGTCACCCCACATTTCGCCTTAACCTACCCCCATGCGAAAACTCGCAATGCACGGGCATTAGCTCGCCATCTTGACTTGTTTTCTAACAGTGGTCAGAATGAGGAATTTTTCAATACCCTGGCAGATCTAACGTTAGAACAGGTCCCAGTAGCTCTTGAAACCCTAGTGCCTCGTCAAGTCTTCGTCTTGAGTTCCATCGCCCTCTCAGTGGGCCGTTCCCAGATGCATAACATCCAGAATCGACCCGAAGACTTAAACTCGGGCTACGCCAGCTATGGACAACTCAATGCCAACACATCCAAACCACACAGGCTTTCTTCAGCTGGAGCTCTGCCACAGATGAACTTCCTGATGAACAAAGCTCAAGAGCTCTGGAGCTTCTACATGCACGGCGACGGCAGTTTCGGTCGTCAACGTCAAGATACCGAACATGAAGTGATTGGCTACGACT